AAGCATACAAAAAAAATAAATTGAATCCTAAATTTTGGGAAGCTGACGGAAAAAAATATGTATCCTTTCAACAGTCTCATACGTCTACAGATAAAGTTTTAGCAGGTGTTAATGATTTTATGACTTTAGACATAACAGGAGGCAAAAAAGATATAAAACTTTATACAATTATATCAGATGCTCACGATCTGAAAGTACTTGGTAAAGATTTTATTCTTCCGGGCGGCTCTCAACTAATTAATGTGTTTCCTGCTGTTACTCACAACATTTCAAAAGGTGTTACTTACAACGTAAAAGATAAACATTTTAAATCTTCTAAAAGTGTTCATAGAAATGAAGCGGAATTAGCAGCACAACAACTAGAAGAAGCTACAGGAATTAAACGGCTGGACCATGAAAGAGGATCTGCAGCCCAACTTAGTAAATATCAACGTAGAGTAATGTTAGAAGTAGCTGAAGGTGCTACTCCTTTACTAAAAGACAGAGCAAGAGCAGCTAGTAATATATCTCTTTTAACCGCTGCTCCTACTACTCTTGCATTTGGTGGAGAACAAAGAGAAGGCAAGGTTTTAAGAAGTCTTAGAAAATCGTCGGAGGATATTTAATGTATAAATACTTTACAGTAGATGAGCTTCATTGTCAACATTGCGGCAAGGACGGAATGAATCAAGTCTTTATGCAGCGTGTTGAATCTTTACGAGAGAAGGTAGGCTTCCCGTTTATTGTAAGTTCTGCTTACCGCTGCCCAGACCACCCCATAGAAGCCCGTAAAAGCTCTCCGGGGGCACACGCATCAGGGCAAGCCCTCGATATTACCTGTAGCGGAACTAACGCCTACGAGCTTCTGAAGGCGTCTCTGGCGATGGACTTCACAGGCATTGGGGTAAATCAGACAGGAACCTCCAGATTCATTCATCTTGACACTTTAGAAGACGCAGCAGGAAGGCCCAGACCTAGAGTCTGGAGCTACTAATGTTTGGCATCGGGGAAGCAGCAGCGATTGGAGCAGTTATATCAACTCTCAAATCTCTTAATGATGCTTTATCCACTATAAAAGAAACCGGCGGTCATGCCTCTGATATGGCTAATCTAGTAGGTAAATACTCAGATGTAGAACAGAGGATACAAGAAGTAGAAACGGCCAAAGGAGGCATACTGGATGTGAAACAATCTATGCAGCTACAGCTTGCAAAGCGTCAGGCTGAAAGCTTTAACAGAGCTTTAAAAGATAGTTTATTAATGAGTGGTCAAGGCTCACAGTATACTGAAATAATGACAAGGGTAGAAGAGTCTAAAGAAAGACATAAGAAGGCCATAGCTGAGTTAAAAAGAGCTAAAGCAAAACGTAGCAAAATGATTAAAGAATTTTTAACTTACTTTGGAGCAGTTTTTATAGCTTTTGCAGTTTGCATGGGAGGACTATTTCTTTTCCTCTGGTCACAATGATTATTAATTTAAATTCTTATAGACACGCTAGAAGTAAACAGGCTGAGTTAGAGGTTTATAACTCAGAGCTTAGAAATAATCTTCTTCAGAGGCAGAAAATAGACACTAACATAGCTGTCATTGAAGATATTATAAAAATTATTGAAAAAGAGATTGAGGAAGATCAGGAATAAAATGGTTATCTATACAAAATTTGCCAAAATCCTTAGCGGCGGGAGAAAAGGAATAGCTTTATGGCCTTTTGCCTTTATCGTGCCAGAACTAAAAGATGATACGGACATGGTGACTCACGAAAAAATACATTTAGCTCAACAACAGGAGTTGTGGGTGGTTCCTTTCTATGTTCTATATGTATTTTTCTGGGTAAAAGGCTTAGTAAAAAGAGAAAACGCTTACTTGTCTATTCCGTTTGAAAAAGAAGCTTACGCCAATGAAAAAGATAAAGACTATTTAGAAAATAGAAAAAGTTTTTCTTGGGTTAACTACATATAGAGGCGAGGGAATGCTAAAAGAACTAATAGGTGGTTTAGGTGGGAAGGTAGTAGATGCTGTTTCTGCTCGTGGTGAACGTAAACATGAGGAGAAGGTTAAGAAGCTTGAGATAGAAGCTGCTCGACATAAAACTAAATTAGAGATGGCTATGAAAGGCCAGCAGATGGACAACTCTTGGGAACTTGAGCAAATCAGGAACTCAGGATGGAAGGATGAATTTGTTTTATTAATTCTTAGTATCCCTCTAATCCTAAGCTTTATTCCCGGTACTGTTACCTATGTAGAAGATGGCTTTAGAGCATTGAGTCAAACCCCTGACTGGTATCAGTGGCTCATCCTTGCAGTATTTGCTGCAATCTATGGTATACGCATATGGAGAAGAAAATAAATGGCTCACGAAGATCGTAAAGCAAGAATGTTAAAGAAATACAGATTGAAGGGAGTAAACAAACCTAAGAGAACTCCTGATCACGCTAAGAAGTCACATGTTGTTTTAGCTCAAGAAGGACACAAGCTCAAGCTTATAAGATTTGGAGAGCAGGGTGCTAAGACCGCAGGTAAACCTAAGAAGGGCGAGTCTGATAGGATGAAGAAGAAGCGTAAAAGCTTTAAGGCTAGGCACGCTAAGAATATTGCCAAAGGCAAAATGAGCGCAGCATACTGGGCTAATAAGGCTAAGTGGTGATAGAGCCTGTCTCCAGCAGCATACCAGTTTCTACTTGGTCTAAGAGTAGTCAGGTAGAGTACGTCACTGAGAATAAAAGACTGGGAGAAGAGCGCAGACTTTCTAGAGTTTTTAGAACTATCTTCTATGAATTTCAAGATGGAACTGTTAAACTACAAGACTACACTTCTGACAGATCAACTGTCGATTTAAAAGTATGAGGGAATATAATGGACGATACGATACAGTTTATAGAAACGCCAGAATCTACAGTACTCAGAATCAACTCAGACGCTATGTCTCACTTAGGAACAACTCTTTCAGAATCTTTACAATACGAAGATGAGAGCATGAAGAAAACTATTTTATCTTTGATACAACAACACAGTGCAATTATTCTAGAAACCAGCAATAAGATTGTAATGAAACAAAAATTAAATATTCAAGCTGTCAGCTAAGAGCGTTTAATTCATTTTCTATAAACTTGTGTAAGTTCTCAAGCTTAGGCTCAAGTTCTCTTAGAATCTTTTTTATAGATACAACATCTTCTTTGTAGAAAACCTTATCTACTTCTTCTTTAGGAAACTTTGAGTATTCGCTCATCAAGTTTCCAGATGGATCTATAAAGATTTTAAAAGATATAATATTAGCTTCGTTCATCAAGTTTTTCTTCTATCACTAGAATCTTTTCTTTAGCAGTAGCTATCTTTTCAATCATAGCATCCATAGATTTCATAATATCAGGATGTTCTGCAACACCTACAGAATTGTATAGGTAGTTTTCTAAGTTAGCAGTAGCTGTAGCTATCTCTGCTTCATAAGTCATTTTAAGAGCTACTAAGTAGTCCATCAGTTATTCTCCTCATACCCTACCGGGTAACAATTAAAGTTAGCAGCAACAGTTCTGCGTTCTCCATCACCCTTAAACGGGTAGACCATATGTTGAAGCCACGAAGGAAAGAAGTATATCTTACCTACTTCTGGTTTTAAAATCATAGCTTGAGTGGGCTTTAATCTTTCTTTGTCTAGAACAGAGTTTTGACCATAGACAAACTCTAAAAAGCCATCACAACATCCTGAAGCATTATTATATTTAAAAGTATTTTCTAAAGGACTAGGTAAATTTTTTATCTGTTCAGGAACCTTTGTCCAAGTAGTACAAGATACTCCCATTATAGTTTCTGTGCCATGATCATGTATAGGGTTATAGTCTCCCTCATAACTATGTACTGACCAAAGCTCTTCAATCTGTACACTTCTATCAGTAAGTAACTGTTGACCTGTTTGAGTAAAGAACTCAGATATATACTTAGCAGCTATACTACGAAGTGTAGCAGATAAGTTTATAAGCTCATCATCTTCTGAATCAATTCTAAGCTGCTCTCCTTTCTGTATCTGCCCAACTAAAGTATCTGCTGCTGTTTTTCTATCATCTTGTTGAAGAAGATCATCTAAATATTTATTTGTAGACTCAATGACATCTCGTGGAAGTTCTGCTTCTAGTACAAACACAGAAGGCATCGGTATTGTTTTAAACTTAATCACTGCGTAAGAACCTCCCAAGATATTTTAAAATCTTCTGTCTCAGCTATCTCATTACTAATAAGCTGAGCAATTTCCTGACACTCTTTCTGGGCATCATCGTGATCTCTTAGTTTTACTACTCTAGCAAAAGCCGCAAGAGATCCTGTCCAAATCCATTCTGTCATCATACTCTGAGGCAGAATCATTCTAGCTTGTTCCGGCGCTCCTCCTTTCTCAAGGAGTGTATCATATAACAGTTCTGAAGCTTTTAAAAGCTTTGTGTAGTTAGAAAAAAGAATATCATCGTACACAATTATATCATCAGATGATCCTTGTTTTTTATTCTCTGCTCTTTTTCTCCATACCGGAGGAGTATAGAAAGAGACATCAGAGTCTACATACCTTCTACTAACTTCGTTCCAGACTAATCCTACCTGATGCTTGCCTAACTGTCTAGCAATAAACACAGGTGCTGAGATCCTGAACTGTAGTTGAGCATGTCCGAAAGGAGTCCAGTGTTTGTGTTTAGCCAAGTAAGCTATCAAACCTTCATCAGATTTACGCATCTTTGAAATTTCTTTATTAAAAGAAACACGAGCAGCATTAACAACGGTTTTATCGCTACCCATGAAATCTATTAGTTTCACTCTAAGCAAGAATAAATACCATTACACCTAGAACAAAAAGAAATAAACCAATCAAAGCCAACTGTTCATGTTCTGTAACATATCCCATGTAAATATCCATGAAAATGTTTTCAACATATTCTACAATTTTCTTAATCATAGTTCACACACTCCTGATACACAGGCAAGCGTCTGCACACCTTCTGTATTGTCATCATCTTCTTCTAAGTCCCAGTCCATAGCTAAGGGCATTTTATCATTTAGTATTTTATAATCTTCAAGGCTTATCTTTTGATATGGAGCCTGTTTATATACATGCTCTGACTCTGGAAGAAAGCTAATGCCGCTAACGCTATCAAAGTTTTCCCAGATCCACTGACATACTGCAAAAAATGAATCATCATTGTAGTAACATGTCATTGAAGGTTTATGCTCACACCAATTATCCTGATAGATCTTCCAGAGTTTAAGCTGTTCTAAAGAGCTAAGACTATCTACCGTCAGAGAACCTTCAGGAGACTTCTGAGGAAACGAGAATACCCAGTTAGAGTTATTCATTACGTCTTCTTCGTAAGGAAACCCAAAGGAGATCATAGCAGTTGCCAGTGGATCTTTCTTATCTGCACGTACAGTCCTTATATAGTAGTCACTAAACCTTGGATGAATACCAGAAGCACTATCAGTTAGCTGAGATACTGTACCAGATGGTTTAACACAGGTCACAGCAGTAGACTGATTAATGCCAAGCTCCTTAGCCATAACTTTATTAGTTTCTACAGCAATCTCCCGCAACTCAGACAAAAACCTAGCAGTTGCTACTTCTCCTGCACTACCATTGGTAATAGGACAATCCATAATACCTGTTAGGGAAACTCCAAGAAGAGCTTCTTCCTCAGTATTTTTCTTCCATATGTTACGAAGGTATCTAAAATCTGTCAAGGTAGCCTGTAAAGTTCCTAGAACTGTGGCACGCTGCACTTTAACCCTTAGAGTCTGCTTCGTATCTGTAGATCTTACTACAACTTCTGAAAGATTGCAGAACTGATATGGTCTGAGAATGATTTCAGAGCAAGGATTAGTACCAAACTTGTGATCCGTATCTCTTCTACCATTTCTAGCAGCCACATTCTTAGCTGCTACACGGCTGAAGATACCACGTTCTCCTGATTTACTTTCATATAGACGCTTCATCTCACTTACATAAGTATCAAAGTCTGGCTTTTCAGAATAAACAGCACTGTTATTAGCTAAAGCTCTCTGACCATTGGTCAAATACCATTCACCGTTCTTAGCGTTAGCCATACGGTTGTCTGTAACATTACTCAAGCTGATCAGTGCAGACCTACGCACCCCTCCTACTACAACAATGTCGGCAATCTTACATACAAGATCATGGCATTCAAGAGACGTGAGCTTCCTACCAGCAGAACCTTTGAATAGGTCCACTGTAAAATTAAACAAGTCCGCCAGAGGTTCTGGTCCTGAAGCACGACCACCAAAAGTCTTTAGCCTAGCCCCTGCAGGACGTACTCTAGTTAAATCGCACTTAGGTACTTTGCCAGCATACAGAAGACTAATAAGTTCTCTGAAAGCAGAGGCCCAGCCAATCTTACTATCGGATACAATAATAGTTGATTCGGTTTCGTGGAAACTGTCAGCAACTACTGGTAGCTGAGTAACGTAGTCTCTTTCTACGCTAAAGCCAACTCCTGTACCATTTAGGAGGATATACATTAGCTCATCGAAGGAGCGAGGATTGTCAATAGGAAGATAAGAACAGTTATATCCTGCTACATTGTCACGATCAAGAGCATCCCCCGCCGTCATCATGCAGCGCATAGAAGGCATAATATCATGGCTGTGTATAGAAGCATAGAGATCATCCCAGTCAATTTCAAACTGATCAGGATTCCTTTCTTTAAAGAAATTAATATATCTTTCTACAGTTTCTTTCCAAGTTTCTCGACGCTTCTCATCATCTAAGTAACGTGCGTATCTGCTTTTATGGATATAGTGTTGGTATTGATCCATTAGTCTGCATCCTTCATATCTTCTTGAGCCTCTAATTCTTGAATTTGTTGAGTCTTTAAACGCTTAAAATTTTTCTGAGCTTTTAAAGGTTTACCCTTAAACTGCTTACGGTTGTATCGTTCTCGGCGCTCCTCTTTACGGTCCAATTTCTTTTTCATTGTAAAGCTCCAATAACTTTTTTTCGTACCACTCAGCCTTATTTAAATCCTCTACGCCATTTTTATATGGATACCTCCAACGGTACTTCAGAGAGTTTCCGCGAAGGTATCCAATATACTCTTCTTTAGAAAGCATTGCTTTGATACCGTCAATACATTCTATATCACCCTTATTATAGTGGGGAGGCTTGTTAACCATATCATAATTATGATGTAAAGGGGCTTTACCGTAATCGTTTCTTAATGAATCCCATTCTCCGGGTTTAATATTATTAATGCTCATTCCATCTCCAAATTTATTTTATCATTACGTTTTTTGAAATCTTCTGTTTCTCTGGCAGAGCAATCTATCCACTTGGTAGGCATAGATTCTTCACTATACCACCTAAAACCATTAGCTCCTGCCCACTCAGCGTGAGATCTCTTTGTACCATCTTTCCTAACTTTAGATCCCGGCATAGGTGCAGAAGGATTAGCAAACAAAAACACAAGTTCAGTGTTCTTAGGAAGATTCTTCTTAACCCAAATGTATTTAGTGTACTCAGCATGGTCCCAGAATCTGCCTTTAGATTCAAGTAGGATTGTTTTCCTTCCAATCTTTCTAACAAAGTCTGGCTCGTAGGTATGCTGTACAACATACGATATTTTATTTACGTGATGATCCCAATCTTTTAGTATTGACTCATGTAGAATAGCTTCCCACATAGAATCATATTTAGTATTAAATCTTTTAGGACGCTTCTTTCTAGCTTTTCTTAATGTAGTTTTTCTTGTAGCGATGTCAGCCTCCTATCTAAAAATTCTTTAAGAATAATAAGATCATCATAATCTAGTTCTGTGTTCAGAATCATTATCTTATTAGCAAGCATCACTATAAAATGATCTACTGTCATTGAACTATTATCTTCAGGCATTTAAATCTTCCAACGTAAAAGATTTTATATCCGCTGAAGGATTATTTTTTATAATAGATTTTAATTTCTTTTTAATCCATCTAGGAGAATTAGGAGAAAGTCTTAGAGTTCCTTCTACAAGAGCATGATATTCATCAGGAACAAGATCACGATAGTCAGCATCATCAACCTTCAAAGCTTCTTCTTCAGGTAACAAAGTCTTGACCCACTCTTTAAAAAGTAATTCAGTGTGCCTGTTAATTTCTTTTAGTTTCTTATTGTTCAAGTCTAACTACCTTAGGCTCTTTAGCAACTCTTGTGAAGTATCTAACACCTGAAGCATACTTATAAGCGATAAGACCCCTACCATTATTAGCGTCAGCCCAACATTCATTTTTATACGGGCAGTAATTGCAATTAGTAGAGATTCTTCTATTACCGCTTTTACCCTCAGGTACGTCAGCATAACATTTTGGAGGAAGCTCATCAAGCTTTAAGTAATCCTTAACGCTAGAAATTCTAGCAGTTATATTAGGTTTACTAAATGGTCCCGGCCTATACAAAGAAAGCTCTCCTGACTCTTTGTTGATAGCTAAGAAACCACCATCAGAAGTACCTTCAGCAGCCTCGTATCCAGCTAACTGTGCCATGTATCCAAAAGGATCATCATCTGGCAACGTACCTTCTTTAAACTTCTTAAAAGCAAAGTTACTTGCTGTTTTAATATCTACTACTTCTCCATCAATCTTACAATCAATGTGACCAACAATACCGTCTACAGAAACTTCTTTCTGTTGGTCAGTTATAGAATGTCCAGAAAGCTTTACCAGAAGTACTACAAGTTCTTCTAGGATATGTCCGTACAAAAATTTAATCTGTACAGGTGCAGGAATACTTTTAACCTTTTCATCTCTAGACTCATACCACAACTGTCTGGCAGGTTTCCCTATGTTGCTCATCCTAAGACCAGAAGTCTGTTGGCGAGGAGAAGACCAAGATCTAATAGCATCCTTAACCTTTTCCCCAAACTCTTCTATGACATCATCAGATAAATTTAGATCCTCACCTATTTCCAATGGTGATAGGGCGGAATAAATATCATCTATTAATGTGTTAAGATCCATTTTAGGAAGTAGCTACTCCAGTAGAATTTTTAATTTCATCATAAAAATTTGCAACTTTTCTAATCTGATCTGGAGTAGCTTGATTCTTAATAGAGTTAGCCATCATACAAACAACAATAACATTTCCTGACTCATACCCTTTACTATTATCAATACGATCAAGAGACGGAGAGTTCTGCCAGTTTTCACGACCTACTTCAAACTTTATATTTAGAATAGGGCAATGAGTCCCTATCTGAATATCGTCTAATGTAATATCAAAAAAGATATTACGGCGGCGTGCCCTATCCTTAGCATGTCTAAGCATAGTTAAACGGTAATCTCTACTTTGTGGATTTCGCTCAATAACCTCATACCTTGTTTTTCTTTTATCCAAACCTAAACAAAGATCTTTTTGAATAGGAGTTTTATCGAATAAATCTGTTTGAATATTTACAAGTTTCATTTTTTCTCCTGAATCAGTTGATTTATATTTACTGTTTAAAAACCTAGAACAAAAATCTTCTATGCTTTTAGAACGATAATGTTTTTTAAACTGCATTCCGTATGAAGACCACCTACCTGTAGTATAATAATAAGAGTATTTTTTACCACTATTATTATAGATCCAGAGCATATGAGCACCAGCCCTAACTTCATATTTAATATTATTAGAATCTAAATATTCAGACACATCTTCTAAAGTTTGATTAGTAGAATGTTTAAACAGTACTTCTCCTTTAGAGTTTACCCTATCAAACTTCCAATTATATTTAGTGGGTTTCAGCCCAGTTGTCTCCGACATTATACTCTCCATCTAAGGGACAGGTAAGTTTTAAGACTTCTCCCGCATTTATGATTGCTTTAACACCAAGCTTGCCAACCTCATCAGCCTGATCCTTGTGTACTTCTACTTGCCACTCATCGTGAACATTAGCTACTATTCTGGCTTTTAAATTGCTGATACTCTCCTCAAAGAGTAAAAGAGCTTGCTTCATAACTATAGCTCCAGCACCTTGTAGAAGTGTATTAAGTGCTGAATGCTCAGACCTGACAAATATCTTACGACCGTCTAAACCTTTAAGGAATCCTTTTTCAGACGCTGTTGATACTCTTCTCTTAAGATCTCTAAATGATGGTAGATTATCGAAGAATGATTGTCTAAGTCCAGCGCCAACTTGCGAACCTCCTCCAACCACGGTCCCAAGCTTCTCATCTCCTGCTCCGTACAGGAGGGCATAGATGAAAGTCTTAGCCTGATTTCTTGATTCAAGTCCTGCAAGTTTTTGATTAGCGGTGTGTATGTCTCCGTTAATAATTTCATTTGTATACTCCTCATCGTTCATGTAATGAGCAAGCATTCTAAGTTCAAGCTGACTGGCATCAATACCTACCAATTTATATCCGATAGGTACTGTCCAACACTCTCTACACTCCTTGCCATAAGGTGAAGACAGATTAGGAACTTGTGCCATGTTAGGGTCTCTATGGGTCATCCGTCCTGTAATGGTTCCATTAGGTACAACAAAACCATGTACACGATTATCATCGCCAAGAACCTTAAGCCAAGATTTAATCTGAGCTTCACGTTTCTGATACATCAAGAAGTCTTTAATTAGATCTGCTTGAGGAATGTTCTCAATTTGAGAGAGGGTCTTTTCATTTACTACAGGTCTGCCATTCTCAGTAAACTGTTTAGGTTTC